GACATGTCTCAGTTTAACAACTTAAATTTATATGATGATAGAATGCAACAAAAAGCATTTGATGATGAGGCTTTATTATCAGATAATTATTCTGATATGAAACTACCAGATTTTACAAAAATAAACAATTATCAACTAGGAGACAAAACTAGTTTTGATAAATATTTATTACAAGAAATGGAGAACTTTAAGGCTAATCAAGGAATCACAGATTTAGATGAAGAAGCTGTAGAAGCATATAATAATTATAGAGAAAATACACCTGCTATTATAAATCCTATTTCATTTGAAGAATTTGTAGAAGTAACAGGAAAAAATTAATGGCAAAAATAGTTCAATCATTAACTCGAGCCAGCGATGAGTATCGATCAGATGTGGCACACTCTTTAGTAAGAGATTTAGATGCGGTGTTAGAAAAATTAAACACAACGTTTCAAGAGGAATTAAAACAGGAGATAGAAGCTAGAAGTTTCTTTTTAGATTAATGGCAGTAGTAAACCAATACGATTTTGTAGGTATAGATGATGACACAACCAATGGAGAACTTAATCCTTTTGGTACAGGGTTTCCTTTAGTCAGCGAGACCTATGTGATCAAATCTATTTTAGTAACGTCAGCGGGAACTCCCAGTGTCACGGTGACGAACAATGCAATTACAGCTATTAAATCTGGAGCCTTAACAGCTAATACAACAGTAGAATTATTAACCCAACCGTTAATAGTAGTAGGGGGTAAAACCCTTACCATCAAAGCAGGCAGCGCAGATTCTTTTGATTTTGCGGTCAGCTATTTAAACATTAAAAAAGAGGTAACAACATAATGCACATACTAACACCCAAAGAAATAATAACGACTCTTTCTAACAAGAAAACAGGAGAAAAATATAAGGATGAAGAAGCTTTAAAAGCTGCTAATGTCCCCGAGGAGGATGTACAAAGAGATGTCAGAGTTATCATGCCGCCTCTTGATTTGTTTTCAAAAACAAAGTAGTATAAAATCACCAGGAGAAATACCTGCTTTTCAACATTAAACACACGAATAATTATGGCTATAACAGATTTACAAATATCAGATACATTAGAGACCGGCGCTCCTTCTATTAAATATACAGGAAACGAAGGTCCTCAAGCACCACAACAGATGGCTTCAATGGAAGCTGGCCAAGAAGGTACTTTAGAAGACATCTATCAAGAACTAATAGGACAAGGTTTTTCACCTAGAGAAGCAGCAGAAAAAGCAAAAGAAATTTATAATAGTATGGGTGATATGAGCCGAGCACCACAACAAGGTCGAAGAATGGCTGCTGGCGGTGGTATCATGGGAAGTAATAATGGATCTATGTTAGCTGCACGAACTGCAGATGGTTCAAGACCAAAGTATGGTTTTCTTGACAGAATACGAAAACTAATTCCAAATGAAATAGCAGGAGTTGCAGAAAAAGCAGCGCCGTTTGTAGCACCATTCAATCCTATTGCCGGTGGTTTAATGGCTGGTATTGGTGGCTATGATAGAACTGGAAATTTAATGGGTTCTGCTGTAAGGGGTCTTGGAACTTATGGTTTAGGTCAAGGTGCTAGATATTTAGGTGGAGCAGATTTACAAAAAGGATTAAGTTTAAAAATGCCTGGAGGAATAGGAAATTATTTTAGTAAGCCTACAGGATCTAATCCAAGATTTTTTGATGATTGGTTTAAAGGAAAAGAAACAATTACAAAAAAAATTAGCGATAGTGGAAATAAATTTACTGACGTTGCAAGAGGAACTTTATCTGATCCTCAAGAAAAATTAGATTTTATTGAAAAAACTACGGAGACTGGAAAAAATTTAAGTGCAATAGGTAACTTCATTGAAAAAAATTCTAAAGCAATCCTTTTAGGATCCATGGGTATTGCTGCAGCAACAGCTAAACCACAAGATGTTCAAGAAGCTATGAGAGTTTCTCGAGGTACAGGATTAGACATTGATGGAATCAGAAAAGAAGTTCAAGAAGCATTGGCCGGAGGCGAAGAAGCCTGGGCCATTCTTCAACAAAAATATCCTTACGTAGGAGAATTTCCAACTAAGAAAGCTGAAGGCGGACGAATAGGTTTATACGCAGGTGGCGTTCCATCTCCTTATTCAATGGAAGATGCAAGAAAAACTTCTATGCAAGATAAAATGGGTGGCATTACCGATGTAATGAAACGAGCAGATCTTTTTCGTTCAGGAGATGTAGGTCAAATGTACATGGCTGAAGGTGGACTCATGGATATGGGTGGCATCGGACTTATGAACCTTGGTGGCATGGAAAAAGATTATAGAAATGATGGTGGCTTTGTACCTATTGGAGAGTATGAAAAAAAAGATGATGTACCAGCCAGACTTTCCAAAAATGAATTCGTATTTACAGCGGATGCTGTAAGAGGCGCAGGCGGTGGAGACATTGACAAAGGCGCAGAGATGATGGAAAACATGATGAAGCATCTAGAACAAGGTGGTCAAATATCAGAAGATTCGCAAGGTTTAGCTGGCGCTCAAGAGATGTTTGATGTATCAGAGAGAATAGGAGAAGTAATATAATGGCTGATATAGCATTAAGAGGAAATAAACTTACACGTAAACGTTTTTCAAGAGGAGGAGGAAGCGCTCCTTGGCTGAGAGGTAGATCAGGTTCAAGTAATATTAAAGCTCCTCGTGGAAGCGAAGGCTTTAAACAGATGCAACAATATGAAAAGAAAATTGGTAGATTAACTGTAGGTAAAAAGAGTGATATATACAAACCTCCAGTTAAAAAAACCCCTGCCGAAAGACGACCAGCATGGGAAAAGGGAGCTGAAAAAGCGGAGACAATAAAATTAAACAAGCAGCTGAAAACAGCAAAGAAAGTAGCGGCTGGTGCAGGTGCTACAGTTGCAGGTTCAGCTGTTTACGGTAAAGTGAAACAACATAAAAAAACTAAGAAGGCACACGAAGAATATATGAAGAGTAGGGATAAATAATGGCTGTACAACAAACACAAATGCTTCCACCCCAATATGTAGAAGATCTACAAAAGGATTATGGAACACAATTAACAGGTCTAACGGCAACACAATTAGATACTTCAAAATTTGCACCTAAAGTTGCAGCTCAAGATCAATATCAACAAGATGCTTATACCTTAGCGGGTCAAGGGATTGGTGCGTATCAACCGTATCTTACTCAAGCCGCAGCTTATACAGGTCCTGGAACTCAAGCAGCTTTTATGTCACCGTATCAACAAGATGTTATTGATACCACAATGGCCGAGTATGACACGCAAGCACAAAAAGGTTTATCCGGCATCGGTTTACTCGCAGCACAATCTGGAAACTTAGGTGGTGGACGTGAAGGTGTGATGCGATCAGAATATTCAAACAAATCAGATTTAAATAGAGCTTTACTTATGGCTGGACTACAACAACAAGGTTTTGGTCAAGCTCAAAAAGCAGCTCAACAAGCATACATGAACCAAATGCAAATGGGGCAAGCTTTGCCAGCATGGCAAGCAGCTGATGTAGCAGGTTTAGGGTCAATGGGCGCGACTCAACAAGCTCAAGCGCAAGCTCAACTCGATGCAGATAGAGAAGCAGCAAGGCTTGCAGCTTACGAACCTTACGAAAGACTTGGTTATCAAGGTCAAGGTATCGCGAGCATTGCATCAGGAGCACCAGGACAATATCAATCCTCAGTACAACCTAATCCAACACCGTTGCAAACTGCGTTGGGAACAGGAAGTGTATTGTCAGGAATTTATGGAAACATAATGGGACCATATAGAACACAGACAAATTAATTATGAGAACTTTACGTAGACCCATGTTTAGAAGAGGCGGTAGTACTGGAGAAGGAATTACTTCAGGACTTCAAAGAAAAGGTTATTATAATGGGAACACGGTTCAACCTCGTAGACCCAATACAAACTTAAATAATTTTTTAATTGACTTCGGTTTAGATCTTGTATCCAGACCACCACAGGGCGGTTTTTTTTCAACCGCTGCATCAGCAGCTAAAGATCCTTTTTCAAGATTTCAAGCAAGAGATGTAGCTCAAAAGGATAGAGAGTGGGAAAGAAAATTATACGACGACAAAATGAAGTTTCAAAGAGAACAATTTGATGAACAAAAGAAACAGTTTCGTCAAGAATTGGAACAAGACAGATATTTAGGTGAGCTAGAAGCTCAAGGTGAAAAACAATTTATTGAAGAACAAATTGATGCGTACTGGGATCCACTAATTGAAGCAGAACTTGATGAAGAAAAAAAGAAATTACTTCTACAGGAAAAAGCAGCTGACAAATATAATGTAATTGTAATGGGTGCCGACATTTCTGATAAGTACAAAATTTTAAGTAATGCTCAAGCGACTGAACAGGCGGTGTCAAGTGCTGAAAACGAAATTGTAAATACAATAAATCCAGATACAAACGTAAACTGGGTAGACACAGATGCAGGTTATTCAGAAAAACTTCAATCATTAATTAATAAATACCTAAGACTAGCTACTAAATTCTTAGAGGAAGATAAAAAAGCAGACGGTGGCAGAATTGGAAGAGCTGTGGGAGGAAGCATGACAGAGGATGTAAACGTCATGACTAAAACTCCGGGTGGAATAGCAGATATAAATGTATCTGAAACAGTGGAAAGAGATCCAGGGGAAACAAATCAAATTAATATCTCTTACGAACAGTTAAGAGACAGACTACCTGCAGAAATTAGTAATGAAATAGTTTTATTACTTTCTGAAAGTTATGAAGCATTCTCGGACTTTGCGGAGATTCAAACTCAGGCAGATGTAAATGAATTTAATACTAAATATAACGTTCAATTATTCTTGCCTCAACAATCGGGGGTTTAATGGGTGAAAAGCCATTTAGGTATCAAGACTCGTTACCATCGAAACTTGATGATAAAGATATTACTGATCAAATTCGGTTTCAGGTAAGTCGAAACAATACTAAAGAACCTCAACAAAAATCAAAAAAAATAGTTTGGAATCCATTATCTGCATTGCTTTTGGATCCTATTATTGGTCCATCACAGTGGGCACAGAAAGTTAGATATAATAAAAAAATAAAGGAAGGTAGATTAGATGAGATAACGGATAAAGAAAAATTATTCTTTGGCCGAGATACAGAAAAAGAAGTAGATATTATTGCAGACGTAGCAGAAGGTCTTGTTACAGGTCCTCCTCTAGCTGTTAAATCATTAGCAGAATTTTTAACGATTGGTGCTGATTATGCCTTTGATACAAATTTTACAAAAAAATTAGACCAGATCACTAGAAAGTTTTTAAAAAGCACAGGTGAACCAGAAACCTTAGCGGGAGAGATCAGTCAGATAGGAACACAGTTCTTAGTACCTTTTAAAATCATAGATAAAATTATAGGAAATATTGGAAAACTAAAAGGTTTAAAAGGTAAGACCTTATTTATGCAAAATGCCAAACTTGCCAATAAGAATAGATTTATTGAATCAGGAGCAAGGCTTGCCCAAAGAATGGGAACGGGTGCCTTATCTTTAGGAGCAACAGACTTTTTAATATCTGGTGGTGAAAGAAAATTAGATCCTCTCTTTTATAAAAGAACTAAAGAAGAAGGAAAAACCGGTAAAGAATTAGCCGCTGCAAGGATGTCAAACAAAATTAAATTTGGAAAAGAAGGTGCCATGATTGGAGCTGGCTTTCCATTACTAGGAGTTGCTGCGAGTGGCGCTGTTAAAACTTTAGGTTATGGTGTAGGTGCAACCTATGACACTTTAGGTAGAGTTGTTAATCCTTTATTGACAGCAGTAACCAAAACCGCAGCACTGGATCCTTTAGTACTTCCAGCTATAGCTAAAGGCTTTAGAGGCACTATGGACATGGCTTTTAATCAATTGGGAACAAGAATTGTTTTAACTGGAATGGGTAGAACGAAGCAGTGGACTCAACAATTACCTGACTATGCACAGTGGCAAAGATTTACAGTGGATAATATTGATCCAGTAGAATCAGGTTTAAAAAAAATAGACAATGCCATATCCTGGATTAGATCTGCAGGTAAAAATACAATGGCAGGATCATTTATTAAAGGATCTGCGAGTAGAGAAATTAGAGCTTCAGGAAAAAAAATTCAAGATTTATTAAAAAGTATTGAACTAAAATCATATAATTTAGCTAAACAATCAGAAAGTTTATACAACACTAATAAAACTTCTCCTTCTTTACTAGATAAATATGCCGATGAAATTTTAGAAGTGTTAGAAGGTAAAAGAAAACTAAGTAATCTTCCTGAAATAATGCAAAGCACTGTCAATCTTTTAAAAAAAGAAATTGTTAAAATAAATAAATTATATAATAAATATGTGCCTGATGATAATAGTTTTGCTCATGCATTAAATGGTGGAACAAAAAGTTATGTTAAAAAATCTTTTGCATTTTTAAATAATCCAGGAAGAGCGATGCCTTCTTCAGACATACGATTTGTAAATGCTGCAAAGTTTGCAGAGAAACTTATTAAAAGAGATCAAAACTTAAGGGAAGAAGCCCTTGCGGCTGCAGTACAAAAAGGCATTCCTAGATCACAGGCTCTTACAGATTATTCTCAAGTCATGATAAGACAAATTTTAAACATGGGTAAAGTAGATAATAAAAATCCATTTGAAATTCTTAGAAAAATTGGACAAAGATTTGAATTAGAAGATTTTTTAAAAGAAGGTGAAGAACTACCAACCGTTCTTAATAAAGTATTGGGTAAAGGAGAACTTGTAGGTATGGAAGGTCTTAAAAAAGATGTTTTGTTTACAACATCAAGCATGATGAATGCTGTTGCCAACAAACAAATGTACGACTCACTTGCAAGAGTCATGTTAAAAGAAGGTCAAGTCTTCACAGATCAATACGCAGCTCGGGCAGGAAAAGGAACAGCTGAAGTTGTTCAAGTAGGAAGAATTGATGGAATGTCGGGTTTAAAAACGACACTAAGTGATTTATGGACGGATGCTGAAACAGCAAGAATACTAAAAACTAATAGAGGACCTTTAGATATTTTAGCAGAAATTCCAGCCTATGCTACTTTCCTTCAATTTAAAGCAGGAGTTCAATGGGGTAAAACAGTAGGCTCACCTGCAACAGGTTCAAGAAACTTTGTAACAGCAGCAGACTTTGCAATGCTAAGAGGACTGATTGGTGGTCGATCTTCCGTAACCAATGCAGTTAAAATGCAAGTCGATGATATTTATAACTCAGGTAAATTAGCTGGGTCCGCTGAAGAAAAATTATTAGCTAACATAGATGAAGGAATTAAATTTGGTGCGCTAGATGAAAACATTGTGGTGACTGAATTAAGACAGTTACTTGCGGCAACTCAAAAAGGAAAAACAATTAACTCATTTGACTCTATGATAAAAGCGGCGGGTAATGCACGAATTGTGGAATTGATGGGTAAGCTATACGCAGGCGGTGACCACGTATGGAAATGGTATGGTTACAATTGGTATAAATCTTTTTTAAAAGACTATGCAAAAAACGATATGAAAAGAATGCAGACCTGGTTTAAAAATATAGCGGGTAGAGAATTAGATATGTTAAATAATGATGGCACTAAAAAAACTTTGGACCAAGCTATCAAAGAAGCTTCAGCTTATTACGTTAGAAATACAATGCCGACTTATAGTAAAGTACCTTTAGCTATTAAAGGTGTAAGAAACTTACCGCTTGGAAACTTCGTAGCCTTTCCGGCAGAAACTTTAAGAGGTTCATTTAATGTAATGAACCTATCTACAAAAGAAATTTTATCCGGAGATCCAATTCTGAGAGAAATGGGATACAGAGGTTTAATAGGATTGTTTACTACACAAGGTGCAAAAGGGTTGGCTATTATGAAAACCTATGGAGCACTCACAGGTTTAACTCAAGACATTATGAAAGAGTATCAACAAAACTTGGCTCCGGGATATCAAAGAAACTCTCAACTCTTGGCTATTACTAAAGCTATCAAAGGTAAATTTAAAATGGTCGATCTCTCTACAGTTCTTCCCTATGATTATGTCAGAAGACCTTGGGAAGCGTTATACAATGCTATTAATCAAAAAAGATTAACTAACCAAAATTCAACTAACTTTCTAATAGGACTAGCCTTTGATGAAAATGGGCCTGTAAGAGAATTTTTTGATCCTTTTATTTCTACACCTATTGGTTTGGAAGCATTTCTAGATATAAAAAGAGGCTACACTAAAAATGGTAAAAAAATCTGGAGTGAATTAGATTCAGATGAAACAAAATGGAATAAATCTTGGGAGTATTTTTACAGACAACTGGAACCAGGAGCGGTTACAACTCTAAGACAAATGTATTCTGCCTACACAGGTGTTCCCTATAAAGGAAGAGTATACGATCAACAAGATGTATTAATGGGTTTAGCAACGGGTATTAAACCTTATGATGTAGATGTAAATAAAACTGTAGACTTTTTAATTGGTGACTATACTAAAATTAGAAGTAAAGCTTATCAAGCCAGTGATCTGTATGATTTAGAAACCAATAACGAAAATGGTGAAATCACAGAAGAGTTTATTAAGATACAAAATAATATTTTTAGAGAACAAAGAAGAATATATAGAGCTTTTAAGGCTGCTAAAAAATTTGGTGTAACTAATTCTACCTTAAGAAAAGAATTAAGAAGTAGAAATGTTTCTTATAGTGATGTAAGAAAAATTTTATCAGGTAGATTTGATCCTTTACCTTATAGTAAAGCCAGATTTAAAAATAAATTAAAAGAGCTTAAGGAAATTAACAAAGAATTTAATAAAAAAAATCCAAACAATAAAAGATCTATTAATAAAAGATCTTTCTATCCAAAAAGAGAATTAGATAGAGTATTAAGATTTTTAAAAAATCAAAGACTAGATGATGTGTTTAAATATAATAAAATTAAAGCACCCATAATACAAGGGAACGATCAAACACGTTTAATGATACCTAATCAAAAAATTACTGGTACTGCTCAAAGAACAGGTGCTAACATTCAAACACCACCTTTGGGTACGACACCAATGCCTGTTAAAATGGCGAGTAATGCAATGCAAAAAGATCCACAAACTAACTTGACACGGACTGAAACAGCATTACTATCACCCACAGAAAAAGTAATTGCGGGAAGAACTTAATGGCTAAGTATAATGCTCAACAAAAAATAGAATCTCATGAAAAGCTTTGCCGAATTATGCAAAAGCAAACGCATGATAAAATTCTTAAATTAGAACACCAAATTAATAGAGTTGAAAGTATTCTTTTAGTATCTGTAGGAGCCTTGATTACAGGTATGGCATATGTTATATTTTCTTTAGTTACCCACGGCGCTCTCTAAATATGTCTAAAGCAGATTATCAAGAAATCATAACGGAATATAAAGAACAAGTTCGTGTGCTTAAAGAGCAGGTTAATGAACTGACCGATGCCTGTAAGGCTAAAGATTCAGCTTTAAAAAGAGCACTTCAAAAATTAGAATACACTACAGACGATTTAGATAAAGCTAACGAAGAGATAAAGGAGAAAAAAGATGAACCTGACGAAAAACTTTAGTTTAAAAGAGTTAACAACCAGCCAAACAGCTGAACGAAAAGGCATTGATAATACCCCTGGACCCGAGCACCAAGAGAACCTACAATCACTCTGTACGGCCATCCTACAGCCCGTTCGAGACCATTTTGGGAAGGTTGTGACCATTTCCAGCGGCTATCGCTCTCCAGAGCTGTGTACAGCCATAGGCTCAAAAATCACGAGTCAACATGCAAAAGGCCAGGCGGCGGACTTCGAAATCTTTGGAGTATCTAATAAAGCTCTTGCTGATTATATTGATTCGGAACTTCATTACGATCAACTCATTCTCGAGTACTGGAAAGAATCAGATCCAAATTCAGGCTGGGTGCACTGCTCATTTTCCGAAGGTAACAACAGGAAACAATACTTGAGAGCTTACAAAGAAGATGGTAGCACTAAGTACGAATCTATGGTGTGAGAAGACACACAATAAAAAATTTTATCACTTGTAATTTATTATAAATAATATATATTAATCTTAAGAGTGCTTTAGGAGGCTCTTATATTATTAACTGTCTAACAAGGAGGTTATTATGACTGATCTAATAAACTTAAACAATTTCCTAAACAATGCAATCGGCTTCGAAGATTTCTTCGATAGATTTCACCGTTTGCCTACTATCAATGCAGGCTTTCCGCATTACAATATAAAGAAAGCTGGAGAAGATAAATACACTCTTGAAATGGCGTTAGCTGGCTATAAAAAGTCAGATATTAAAGTCAATGTTCAAGACGGTGTGTTATCAATTGAAGGAAGTTCTTCTGAAGACAAAGAAGACTTTGTTCATAAAGGCATTGCCAAAAGATCATTCAAACGTCAGCTACAATTAGCTGAGTATGTAGAATGCAATGGGGCTAAGTTAGAAGATGGAATGTTAAAAATAAATTTAAAACACAATCCACCAGAAGAAAAACGAGCAAAAGAAATTCTTATAAAATAAGGATTTTAAAATTTATGCGCGCGGATTTTAAAATTTCTGCGCGCCTCGCGTGTATATCCTACTAAATCCATGCTTGCTATTATTTTAAAATAATTTATAATGTCTTCGTGATCATAGAGGACGAAAGTATATTTAAGGCGAAGGAAAAACAGTATATTGATTCTGTTATTCTAGGCGGAGATATTGCTTTTTTCTGGTCTCCTAATCAGGTTAAGAACGATGGAAAACCTTTTCTTTCTCATACTTTAATTCATCGAGACACTCACCAGATTCGTTCACCTCACGCTGCTTTTTTTACAGAGCTCGCAACAAAATTTATAAAGAAACATAAACTTAACTTCCGAGTTTTTTTACGAGGAAGTATTAACTTAACTTTTCCTATAAAAGAAAAAGGAACACCTCATCGAGATCATGATTTTTCTCATCAACAAATCATTATGTATTTAAATAAGAGTAAGGGTGGATCAACCGTTATTCTTTCTGACAAACAGAAAATTATAAAAACTATTGAACCAAAACAATTTAAAATGGTTTCCTTTGACGGAAGTTATTTACATTATCAAAACTATCCAAACAAAGGGCGCCGAGTGGCAGCTGTGATAACCTTTATTTGAAAATTCTGCGCGCCTCGCGCGTATATCCTATTATATCCATGATTTAAGCTCCTCCCCAAGAACTTCTGAAGCTATATTTATTTTTTTACGCAGAGATTTCACAATTTTTTCATCCACGGTATCTTGCGCATTGATGTCTACATAAGTAACAGATTTCTTTTGTCCAATTCGATGCGCACGGTCCTCGGACTGTAATCGCTTCTCTAGGTCATATCCATTAGAATAGTAAATTACCGTGTTTGCAGCCGTCAAAGTAATGCCATAGCCGCCTGTAGAGGGCGTTCCAACAAGAAACCGGCACTTAGGGTCGGACTGAAATTTCTTAATATTGCCCTGTCTTTTATCTTGTGGCGTTAATCCAAAATAATCAACCACGGAACCCGGACCATAAACTTTATTAATTTCTTTAATAATATCTTTTATATCCCATTGGTAGTGAGCCCAAATAATAGCTTTACCTTCTGTCTCTTCTAAAATATCCATTAATTCTCCTATCCTGTTATTAGAAATTCTTTGAGTAGTCCCATCATCTGCAGTAAAATGCCCGCATGTAATTTGATGAAGTCTCATGAGTTGAGTTAATGCATTAACCGTAGTCACTTGTTTTCCGTTTAAAACAGCTAAAGCTTCTTTTTTCATTTGTTCATATAACTTTTTTTGATCTGGAGATAGAGCAATCTGTCTTTTAATAAATATTTTATCTGGTAAATCTAAACAATCTTCTTTTAATACTCTATAAGAAAAATTTTTAAGAGAATCAGATAATTCACCTAAATTTTTAAATTTATGCACTACCTGAATAGATCGACCATGCATGTGCAAAGTTTTCATTTCAGCATATCTATTTCTAAAAGAATAATAAGAATTAAAATCCAACAACCACGGACTTAAAAATTGACATTGACTATATAAATCTAATGGATTTTTAGTAACAGGAGATCCTGTCATAATTCTTCTATATTTAGCTTTAATAGATAAATTAAGAATGTTTTTTGTTCTTTTAGCATTAGGATTTTTGATAGTCGTTGACTCATCAATAACCATTAAAGTATTATGAGAAGAGATAAATTTTGCAGCGAAATTAGTTCCTTTAGAAGTGCTTAAGGCTTCAACATTCATAATTAAAATATGAAGTTGTTCTCCTACCTTAAATAAAGTATCTAATTTTTCTTGCTGACCTTTTGTAATGTTAGCTTGCCACAATATTGTCGTATTCTCTATATGATTGGCTAAATGTGTAGGTAACTCATTTGTATACCAAGTTCCCACAACACCTTTAGGTGCAACAATTAAAAGTCCATCAATCTTACCTTTATCATAAAGCATGGCAGCATTATCAATTAATACTTTAGTCTTACCTGTACCCATTTCCATAAAATAGGCATAAGTTTCTTTATTCCATGATTTTTCCAAAGCAGTAAATTGATGTGCGTATGGTTTTGTTTTAAATTTATAATTCATAATTTTTCTTCTTTCTAGTTGACAATATAACTATCAAACATTATATTGTCAAGCATGAAAGAAAAAAAGTTACCAACTGTATATGTAATACAAGAAGTGCCGGGGACTAGAGAAGGTCGTCCTAAAATTAATATTTTAGGAGCTGCAGAATACGGGACATTTAAATTTTTATTACCTGAACTTTCTCAAATAATTTTTTCACCAGGTCCTTTGATTTTTAAACTAAGAAAAGAATTAGCTGATTATCAAACAACCGATCATTTATTATTAACAGGAGATCCTGCCATCATTGGCGTTGCCTGTTCTATAGTATCTGATATAACGAATGGTAAATACAACTTACTAAAGTGGGATAAACAAGAAAGAAAATATTATTCCATTGCTATAAACTTATACGAGAAAGGAAAAATAGATGAGTAAAATAGATTTTGAAAAAGACCAACAAGAGATTATCCAAAAAACGGATAACATTCAATCTTTGGCTGATCAAGTTGAAAAATTAGAAGCTTTAAAAGCTACACTTGAACAACAAGAAAAAAATATAAAACACACAAAAAAAGAATTAGAACATGTTTCGGGAGAATTAATTCCAACCATGATGAGTGAAATGGGTTTATCTCATTTAAAACTTATGGATGGATCTTCAGTAGATGTTAAACCAAATTATAGCGCAACTATCACTATTGCAAATAGAGAAGCTGCGTTTAACTGGCTTCGTGACAATGGATTAGGTGATATTATCAAAAATGATATTACTGTATCTTTTGGCAAAAACGAAGAAAACAAGGCGGCAGATTATGCTGCCCTTGCACAAGAGCGTGGGTATCAACCAACACAAAAGCTGAAGGTTGAGCCCATGACTCTTAAAGCGCTAGTCCGTGAGCGTATTGAGGCGGGTAAAGACATGCCAACGGAACTTTTCAACATTTATGTTGGAAATAAAACAACAATAAAAAGGAAACAATAAACATGAACCAAGTACAAAGAAAAGAAGAAGCAGGTGCATTGTCTACGAATTTATTCGAAGCGGATGCAGGTGCGGGCTCTCAGAATATGACGCAGGAAGATCTTGCGTTACCCTTTCTGAAAGTTTTAGGACAATTATCTCCAGAGGTTAATAAACAAAACGCCAAGTTTATTAGCGGAGCAGAACCTGGAATGATTGTAAACAGCGTGACCAAAGAGCTTTATGATGGAGCCAAAGGTATAAATGTTATACCTGTTCATTATGAAAGACAGTATGTCGAATGGCAAGACAGAGGTCAAACAGGAAATGCTCCTGTAGCAATCCATAGTGCAGATAGTGATATCGTGAGTACAACGACTCGTGATAAATCTTGGAAGGATAGATTACCTAATGGTAACTATCTAGAAAACACTGCGAATCATTTTGTGATTCATATGGGTAAAACTCCCTCAACAGCGTTGATATCCATGAAGGCGACTCAATTAAAAATTAGTCGTAAATGGAACTCCATGATGATGGGTCTTAAGCTACAAGGTAAAAACGGTTTATTTACACCACCAACATATAGCCACATTTATAATTTAAAAACTGTTCAAATGTCGAATGACAAAGGAACATGGTTTGGATGGGATGTAACTAAAGTTGGTCCAGTGACAGATAAAGGTGTTTATTCTATTGCTAAAACTTTTGCGGAAAAAAATAGCAAAGGTTTGGTAAAAGTTAAACACGGATCTGAAGAATCAAAAAGCGATTCACCTTATTAATCATCTAGCCAAGCTAGATTCCTAGGATTGGGCGTGGAAGCGAGAGTGAAAACGCCCAAGACAAAATTATGAGTATAAATAAATTTAAAGAAATATTTAAAGGGCTAGAACGTGCGCATGGTTGCACTAAAATAAATACGGCTGGAGAAAATGGTGTTAAAGTAAAAGGCCAATCTTTTGTGGTACGTCAACCTGTAACAGAAGAGCTTTGGTTGAAACATTTAGAAGGGTCACAAAGTTTAGGAATTATTCCAATTAATGATGACAACCAATGTCAATGGGGGTGCGTAGATATTGACTCATACGCAGGCTTTGATCATAAAAAATTAATAAATCAAATAAAACAATTAAATTTACCTTTAGTAGTGTGTCGATCCAAAAGTGGAGGAGCACATGTCTTTCTGTTTACCACAGAACCAGTTTCAGCAGAAAGAATGAGAGACAAACTTACAGAAATAAAAACAGCGCTAGGTTACGGAGGATCCGAAGTTTTTCCAAAACAGATAAAATTAAAATCCCAAGATGATACGGGAAATTTCTTAAATTTACCATACTTTAATGGGGACAATACAACACGATATGCTTTTCTTTCTAATGGTGAAGCGGCCAATCTAAGTGGTTTTTATGGAGAGTATGATAGAAGTAAACAAACTGCAGAACAATTTAAAAACATAAAAATAGAAAGACCTAAATCAGAATATGATGATGCACCACCTTGTATTGAACTTATGTCTATGAACAAAGTTCTTGAAGGAGACAAGGGAGGAGGTAGGGATAATGCTCTTTTTCATTATGCGGTCTACGCAAAAAAGAAATGGCCTAGTGAGTGGAAAACTCAAATAACTTTATTTAATGCTACTTCATGTGAACCTCCATACGAAGAAGCAGGTGTAGCAAGAATTATAGCCCAACATGAGAAAAAAGAATGGGGATACAAATGTAACGACGTTCCTATGTGTAATCTTTGTGATAAAAAATTATGTAGAACTAGAAAGTTTGGGATAGGAGATGAAATTGTATTTCCTGCATTGACGGATTTACAAAAAATTAAATTAGAAAAACCTTATTATTATCTTAATGTTGATGGAGAAAGATTACATTTAGAAAATGTTAAATTTTTAAAACAACAAAGTCTATTCCAGGAAGCATGTATGGAACAACTGGATTTTAAACCCCCAACAGTTAAACCTAAAGATTGGGACACCATTATAAACCCATTAATGAAGAACCACGAACCTGTGGAACCACCTGAAGGTGTAACAACACCCGATCAATTAAAAAGTCATTTAGAAGAGTTTTGTTTGAACCGACACATTGGCTCGGATGTTAGTGATCTTAAAAAAGGAGGAGTGTGGTCTCATGGAGGATATCATCATTTTGTTTTTAGTATGTTTTACAGTAAGTTTTTAGTGAGACAAAGATGGGAAATAAATTATCAACGTACAGCACAAATGTTGAAAGATCATTGTAATTGTGATGACAAAAAAAGAGTGGGAAAAGAACGTGTTTCTGTTTTTACAGTAAAAGAATTTGACAAGAAAAAAGAAGATTATAAACAAAAAGAATTAAAACCCAAGGATGTATTTTGATGAGCACTGATTTGTTATTTTTAGTTGCACTTACAGCTTATTTTATATTGAAATTAAATTTAGGAATATGAAAACAATAGTATTAGGACCACCTGGCACGGGAAAGACAACCACTTTATTAAATAAAGTAGATGAGTATTTAAAAGAAACAGATCCTGATAAAATTGGTTACTTTGCTTTCACACAAAAAGCTGCGTACCACGCCAGAGATGAAGCAATAAAAAAATTTAATTTAACGGAAGACGATCTTCCCTATTTTAGAACACTACACTCATTAGCCTTTCGAAAATTAGGACTTAAAAAAGATCAAGTTATGCAGTCAAGACACTACAAAGATTTGGGAAAGAAATTAGGGTTTCCAGTTTCTTATGCCGAACATCAAGAAGATCATGGTATATTTACTTCTGATAGTGAATATTTACAAATTATACAATTAGCGCAACTTAGAAATATTACACCTGAACAACAATATAATAGAAGAGAACATACTCAAGATTTAGAATTAGATAAATTACGTATCATTCATAATGAATTAAAAAGATATAAAAAAGAATATAACCTAATAGACTTCAATGACATGATTTTAGATTTTATAAAATCAGATAAATCTCCAAACTTTGACGTTGTATTTATTGATGAAGCACAAGACTTATCTCTTATGCAATGGGATATGACTAAAACTATTTGGGATAAAACAGAAGATACTTTTATTGCTGGTGATGATGATCAGGCTATTTTTAAATGGGCTGGTGCTGATGTAGATTCTTTTATAGCTTTACAAGATCAAATGATCAATCTTCCATTAATACAATCACACAGAATACCTATGAAAGTTCACCAACTAGCAATGGGAATCATAAATAGAATTAAACATCGAATAGATAAAACATGGCAACCTAAAACTAATGAAGGTAGTTTACACAGACATTTTGAAATTGATTCAATTGATATGTCTTCGGGTGAGTGGTTAGTATTAGCTCGCACCAAATATATGCTTAGAGAGATAGAAGATGTTTTATATCGTAAAGGACTATATTATAAAACAAGACATAAACGTAGTTATGAAAAAGATATTCAAGAAGCAGCTATCGACTGGGAGCATTTAAGACAGGGACAACTTTTATCATACAAACAAATAGAAAAAATTTATACCTATATGTCCCCGACACATGTTGATAAAACTCCAATGTACGGAATGACAAAAGGTGCGTTTTATGGCATTGACCAACTTACAAAAGATTTTGGCTTAAACACTAGAAAAGTTTGGTATGAAGCTTTTGATGATGCAGGTTCAAGACGTATAGAATATTTAAGAAAAATGAGAGCGAATGGGGAACAATTAAATAAACCTCCAAGAATAGAACTTTCTACTATTCACGCCGCTAAAGGCGGAGAATCTCAGAACGTAGTTCTTCTTACCGATCTTACTAAAACAACGCTCACCAATTATGAAAAAAATCCAGATGATGAGAACCGTTTGTTTTATGTAGGAGCAACGCGAACGAAAGAAAATTTACACATTATAGAACCTAAACAATATAACAAAGGATTTAATATATGAGCGCATACGATAAACAAATAGGTGGAAACCATTACCAACAGAATTTTAAAATTCAGCCAAGTAAATTTGTAATTGAGAACGAATTGCTTTTTCCAGAAGGATCGGCTATAAAATACATCTGTAGACACAGATTTAAAAATGGAAAGGAAGATTTAGAAAAAGCTGTTCACTTTATTGAAATGATAATTGAAAGAGATTACCAATTAATACCAATGACAGAAGAAGAGGAATACCGAAACGCGGGTATTACTAAAGAAGAAGCAGAAAGAAAACCACCAGAGACTTCAGGCAAAGACTGGGTTGATGGTTACAACAAATGGAAGAATGGGTGTCCTCACAATTAATGAAGATACTTTTTTTAAACCCCAACAAAAATGGAAGGCAAACGAATGGGATTAAAACAACCTGGTCGAATTGGAACTATTTACGAACATGTAGCCATAAACGAATTTTTAAAGAGAGGATTTCTTGTTTTTAAAAATGTAATGCAATCAGGACCGGCTGACATCGTCGTTGTTTCACCGGATGGCGAAATTGAATTATTAGATGTTAAAAAAAGATCTATAAGAAAAAGAGATGGATTTCCCGTTCATCGGTCTTTGACTAACATTCAAAAACAATTAAAAATTAAATTATATTATGTTGATGATGACAATCCAGGACACTATCACCCACCGAAAGGAATTAAATAATGCAAATACCTCTTTTTAAACCCCAAACAGAATGGTTACCGCCAGAAAATTTTCCTGACTTATCTGCGTACGATGAAATTTCAATAGACTTAGAAACAAAAGATCCTGATTTAATTAAAATGGGATCAGGTTCAATTGTAGGTAGAGGAGACGTAACGGGTATAGCAGTAGCTGTTAAAAATTGGTGTGGCTATTATCCTATTGCTCACGAAGGTGGCGGCAACATGGATCGAAAAAAAGTTTTGAAATGGGTTCAAGATGTATTAAGTACACCCGCGATAAAAATATTTCATAACGCCATGTATGACGTTTGTTGGCTACGAGCGATCGGCTTAAGTATTAGCGGTAAAATAGTGGACACGATGATTGCTTCGGCCCTTGTTGATGAAAATCAAATGCGCTATGACTTAAACAACTGCAGTAAAAGATACACTGGTAAAGGAAAGAATGAAACAGAATTATATGAAGCTGCGAAAAGTTGGGGAGTTGACCCTAAGGCAGAAATGTATAAACTACCTGCCATTTATGTGGGCGCATATGCAGAAAAGGATGCTGAAATAACTTTAGCCCTTTGGCAAGAACTAAAAAAAGAAATACATCATCAAGATCTTAGTGCCATCATGAATATGGAAACTGAATTATTTCCTTGTTTAATTGATATGAAATTTAAAGGGGTGCGTGTTGACGTAGCAGCAGCTCATCAATTAAAAAAAGAATTAGTTACTCAAGAAAAAGAATCATTGTTAGCTGTAAAAAAAGAAACAGGCATAGATACTCAAATATGGGCGGCACGCTCTATTGCTCAAGTTTTTGATAAACTAAATTTAGAGTATGATAGAACTGAAAAAACAAACGCACCTTCTTTTACTAAGAATTTTTTATCTAATCACCCTCACCCCGTTGTAAAACACATTGCTCGGGCTAGAGAAATTAATAAATCTCACACGACATTTATTGACACAATCCTTAAACATTCCTACAAAGGTAGAATCCACGCTGATATCAATCAATTGCGTGGAGACAATGGAGGAACGGTTACCGGAAGATTTTCTTATTCCAATCCAAATTTACAGCAAATACCAGCACGGAACAAGGATCTCGGACCACGGATTAGGTCCTTATTTATCCCTGAGGAAGGCCATACATGGGGTTGTTTTGACTATAATCAACAAGAGCCTAGGTTGGTAGTGCATTATGCAACGTTACAAAATCTCTATGGCGTGGATGAAGTTTTAGAAGCTTATCGTGAAGGAGATGCAGATTTTCACAATATTGTTGCTGATATGGCAGAGATACCTAGATCACAAGCCAAGACTATAAACCTGGGTCTGTTCTACGGTATGGGTAAAAATAAATTGCAAGCAGAGCTTGGGGTATCCAAAGATAAAGCGGAAGAATTATTTAAAAAATATCATACTAAGGTTCCATTTGTAAAACAACTTATGGATAATGTAAGTCAACGGGCTCAAGACTCTGGTAAAATTAGAACGTTACTTGGAAGATTATGTAGGTTTCATTTATGGGAACCTAATTCATTTGGTATTCATAAAGCTTTACCACACGAAGAAGCACTCAGGGAACACGGACCAGGGATTAAACGAGCCTATACTTATAAATCTTTAAACAAACTCATACAAGGATCAGCAGCAGATATGACTAAAAAAGCTATGGTTGATTTATATAAAGAAGGCATTATTCCCCATATACAAGTTCATGATGAACTAGATATTTCTGTAGAATCTGATAAACAAGCAAAACAAATAGTAGAAATTATGGAATCTGCGGTTAAACTAGAAGTACCAAATAAAGTAGACTATGAATCTGGTTTTAATTGGGGTAACATCAAATAGGAGGAAACATGAATATATTAGATCAAGTAGAACACCTATGGACAGATCACAAAAAATTAGTGATTGCTGTTGTAGTAATTATGGTTCTTTTAGCAATTGCATAAAAAAAAGGATTATATGTTAAATGGCATATTTAAACGCGAATATACCTGTGATGTATGCACAGATCAGGAGGGAATACCTTTATGATCTCAAAGCACATCACGGCGAAGTGGAAGACTGCATTCTTTTTGGGGTGGCATCGATTACAGGGCGTCCTATACTCTTTCATGCAATTATGGAAAATGGTGCTATCTTCTATCGGTTGCCAATTAGTGCGTTTATGCAAAGAGGATTTAAGCCAGAAGAAGTTCCTCGGACTCGGCTGGACCAGCTGGAGTTGTGGAATTGCTTTAGTTATTATCCTGCTATTACTAATTACGATATTTTAGACGGCCAATCAGGCAAATATATAGATAAAAATAAGATCTGGCATACCGGATCCTATCTTTTCACAGTTGACTGGGCTCATCCAGAGAGTAATATTGTTGACACAGATCATTCAGAAATTCCGCACGAACATAAGTGCGCTCATATACTTGCCTTGGATGATGGCAACTATGCGGCTCAGCCAAACAACAGATTAATATGGAGTATTCCTTCATTCACAGTCAGGAACGAAGTTCCTAAAGACTGGAAGGTACAAACAAGTGAGTGGAATGTAGAAGATAGTAGTAAGTGGAGGACCGAAGACACTGACAACTTTTTTTACGAAATTGAGGAGAAAAAACATGATTAAAAAATATTGGAATCTTTTTAAAAAATGGATAATTAAACAATATGAATAAATGTAAAGACTGCTTTTGTAATTGTCATTGTAATGTCAAAGGACATTCCGATAGTAACGGAGTATGTCCTTGTGAAAAATGTAATTGTAACCCCCAGGGAGCTACAGTAAATAACGATGAGTGTCTCGCATGCCAATAGACGAAACAAAATGCTGCAATACGCATACCAAAGAAAAAGAAAAATTAGGTACATGTTGTCGGCTAAACGAAGAAAAAGAACGCGCCGAACAACAGACATATGAATACACAATAAAAACGAAGGGTAAACCCAATGAATGATAAATTAATAACGGCACTACTCGCTATTGTATTAGCGCTCGGAGGATGGTCACTACAAAGATCATTTTCCTTATCACAAGACATGGTTGTGATTAAAATGAAAATTGAGGTAATACAAAATGAGATATCGAACTTTAAAAATTTTAAGGGCAAGAAGCCTCGCAAGAAAAAGAAGAAACAGAACAATTAAATGGATGAAATATTTTATATCTTTTCTAATTGTTGGCGTTATCTTTCTAGCTGCGTGCGCATCAGCCCAAGCAAAAAACGAATATCTTGGCCAAAACTGGCGTGACTGTTATGCGGGTGATATCACTCCTTACGTAGAATATAGACAAGGCGGAATGGACTACATCGACAGAGGTTCAAGCTCTCATGAAGATCATGAGTATCGAGTAGGAGTAAACTTTCGTTTTAAATTTGGAAATACCTGCGATAAAAAATTTAAAAAACAACAAGAACAAAGATACGAACTTAGACATCAACTAGAACTCCTTAAAATTTGTCGAAAATATAGAAACATAGAGATGGGACCTGAACTAGAACTTGTCGCTAAAAAATGTAGAGATATGAAATTCCTTAAAAAAGAAGAAAAAAGACAACGAACGGATGATAATCTTTTTGATGAGATTATGAAACAAGAACACAAAAAACAAATGGAGTTGAAGAAAAATGGATCTACAGAAAAGTAAACTTGTAGTAATTGTGCCCATAGTGGTATCAATCCTGGCTGCAACCTTTGGATCAGTTAAATATATTATTAATTTAACCGAAACCATTGAAGAAAATAAACAACAGGTCATGATGTTAAACAAAGATATTCAAATAATCTTTGATAAATATGCGCAGGATAAGGAAGAGTTTACAAGGGAGATGTTTAATGTTAATGCTCGGGTGACTGAAGTGAATGCATACTTTAGAGCCTTGGAGGAAATCCTTAGAAAAACCACAGATTCTGTAAGGGATCAGCAATGGGACATCAAGGACCTTCAACGTGAAGTAATGGGAGACTAAGTTGATAAAATATGTTATGTTGTTTGTTGGAATAAGTATAGGGACAGTGGTGGGCTTCAGTGTCTATCATTATTTCTTTATGGATAAATTCAGTTGTTGTGGAATCTATGGCTAAACCTTTAAGAATTTCAGAAGAAGCGGCAGTTCAGATGCCGATGAAAACCGTAGCCTCGTTGATTGCGATGGTCGCGATCGGGACCTGGGCTTATTTTGGTATTATTGAAACTCAAAACAAACTTTCAACAGAAGTAGAATTAATGCAAAAAGACTTAACGGAGAACACAGAATTCCGTATAAAATGGCCTCGGGGCCAGCTGGGCAGTTTGCCCGCAGATTCTGAGCAGTTCATGATGATTGAGGATCTTTACAAAACCACGGATAAATTAAATACACATATCGAGAACATGGCTTTAAATAAAGTAAACATAGAATTTTTAAGAAAACAAATGGATAAAGTTTTAGAAGATATAGAAAAACTAAAAGATGCTAATAGAGAAATGCATTATAGAAATGGAAAAGGAGCACACTAAATGGAAACAGTAGTAGCATTATTAATGTTTATAAATTTTGAAATTAAGGAACATCGTATCCAGGACTCGATGGCAATTTGCCTCCGCGGAAAACGCGAGGCGGAGAGAACGTACTCTGATACGGTCAGTTATAAATGTATCAAGACTCAGGCTGAATTAGAGACTAATATTGATGGCTCAATCTCAATCAAAAAAATCATCCTCAAATAGAAATCCTATTGCTCGTCTTTTAAAGCACTTTACTCCTAAACGATTTAAAGATAAAACGAAGTATAAGCGAAAACAAAAGTATGAACGAAAAAATATTTGGTAAATTAGAGCTATCGGCGCGTGTTAGTAATGGTGTATGTACGCTGTGTCAAAATGAAAGTATGTTTGTATCCGTAACCCCAGAGATTTATCGCTGTGTAACCTGTGGTTCAGATTGCCACCAATACATTAATGGAAAAATTAATTATTTACCTGTAAGTCATAGTGTTTTAGAAATCCACGGGAAAGATTAGAGCCCATGGCTCGCAAGAAAGCTAAGAACCTATATGGTTATAAGCATATCAAACGTACCCCTCGAAAACGACCTGGACGTCACGCAAAAAACTATTCCAAACGAATTCCCAAACGCAAAAAATCACGAGGCCAGGGATAATGTATAAAATTCTTATATTAGCTTATTTAATAGGAAGTGATCCCGTTATCACTCAACAAAACTTTCAGATGCAAGGTTGGTTTAGAACCATGTCCGAATGTAAGGCTAATCTATTAAAGCAACACCCTGATCAAACCTATGAAGTTATGCGTGAATTCGTTGAAGATAATGACTTTAAATGGGACTGGCTCGTTGCCGGTTGTACCAATGAAGAAACAGGCGATAAATTTATGGTTTATCCCACTTATCCTAAAGGAAAACCCCCTGAATTAGAGGGTATAACATTCGATTTAAAAGATATATTAATTTAATACAGGCCTTGACAAAAATCATCTAATCTCCTATATTAGGGATATGAAAGAAATACACATAAAGGTTTCTAATATTTCTGAGCGACAATGGAATAGCTTCCTTATTGAACTTAATCTGGTTAAATCTTCTTGGAGAAAATTTGGCCCTCGAATAGAAATTAAAGCTAAAAATTTTGAGAAAATTATTAAGTGGGGACGAAGAAAACCAGGTGCGGTAGAATTAGAACATGAAACACATAATAATATTATTACTTACCACAAACCTAAGCGTTCAGGAAATAAGACTTCCCACGCACGGTCTTGATTGCTCTACGTTAGGAGACGCGTGGCGTGAAGCTAACACCACGTACCACGGACCAGGGCCTAATCAAGGAAACTATACCCGTAATGGTAGTTTAATGTGGGGTTTTTATTGTGAATAGAATTTCGATGATAAAAGGACGGGCCTCACAGCACAAACGCTTCGCGCTAAGAAGCTGTTGCGGTTAGCGTATAAGATTCCCTAAGCTTCGCGCCTGGGAGTACAGCAACTGAGCCTTTGCTCCCGTACGAGTACGTGCACGGAAACTACGGGGGTTATATGAACAAACCTATCCTAAAGAGAGGGAAGGATAGGTATTAAAGGTGAGAAAAAATAGTGTAACACATTTTGCCTCAATATCAAACCTGTTTTTCTGCGATTTCTTTGCAAGAAAATTTAATAAAAATTTTATTGGTATTAATATAGTCATCTCCCATAACATTTAACAGCGACAATGAGTCATTATAGCCCTGGTGCATACAACTCGACCAATCTTCAAACAACGTTCTATGTTGAAAAGGGGCTTGGCATTCACCGGCTACAGCGGAGCAAATAATTAAACTTAATAATATTTTCATCTTGACAATGCTTTTAAATATCCTATATAATAATCCAAATGAAAGGAAATAACATATGACGGATATAACAAAGTATAGAAATGTTTCATTAACGCATGGAACATACAAGACATTAATAAATTTGTCCAAAGTTTTATTACCAGACGCAAAACTGTCTATTAGTAAAACGATTGAGGCATTAGCGAATGAGAAAGCGAAGAAGTTAAATGGTAAAATTAAAAAAATATAGAGTACATAAAGCTATTTGTGATATATGTAATGGCAATGGCTTTGTTAAAATAAAACCAAGTAATTATATGCTAAAACTACTTGGTAAAAAACCAAATAGTGTGGAGAACGTTCACCAGTGTTGGGAATGTGATTCAGAAGGAGAATATTATGTATACAATCCTACATCGGATTCGTCAGATAACAATTCTACTGACCATTACAATAGTAACCCATTCTTGCACTGAGTTTGCGCTCATCACTGCAGGAGGAAGTGTGGCTGTTTCCCATAATGCTTATGTGAAAGCCTATAATGGAGTTGACGTTCTTACCATTATGGCAACAGAAAAAGACATTAAAAAACATGTCTATGATTCTATTAAAACAAAAACAAACCCTAAATAAATGCCTCCTTTTTTTATTATTATTTTTAGTACCCTAACTTTCGTGACTTTATTAAGTGTTTATATGTTAGTCACAATTTAGCCTTATTCTCCCCAAGCCTCAGCGATACAAATACTGCAAAAAAAGACTTGAACTTAGTTCACAGAAGGACTATATAGGAAGCATGAAAGAAACAAACCAAGTTATAAATGTTACATGGGTTTCGTTTATAACCTTATTTTTAATTAACTCATGAGAAAGGAAATAAATGAAGAAAAAAAGAGATAGAAATAAAGGTAGTAAACGAAGATTTATTACTAATATTTCTAAACCCAAAGATGAGATGTTTTCTAAATGGCAAGGAAATACTGTTCCCATGTTAGGTCGTCATTATTCATTAGATAAATTAAAAAATGATGCCAAACTGGACACCGATGTATTATACACGCGGAACTACAGTAAATTTAAACTAATGGAAGATAACCGAGATGTTGATGATAATCACGTTGCGGAACTGGTTGTAAGTATTCAAAAGAGAGGACAGTTACAGCCGATTATTATTAATGAAAAGAATGAAATCATTGATGGTCAAAGACGTTTCACTTCATGCAAAATTCTGGACATTCCAGTTATGTATATTGTGAGTCGTAAAACAACTATTAAAGATGTTCTTCTTATTAACACTTCTCAAAAATCATGGACCCGACACGATTATCTAAAGGCCTATTGTCATAAGAATCATTGGAATCATGTAGAGTATCTAAAAATTGCTACTTTTCTTAAAACTTATTCTTTAAAATTTGATATTGCTTTATTCTTGTTGTACGGACAACCCTTACAACACAGCGCAGGCAAAGGACTAAAAGATTTTAAAATGGGTGATTTTAAAGTTGCTAGTTTAGAGGGTGCTCAAAAACAAGCCAATCAGTTAATGAAGATTAAAGCATTTGCTCCTAATCTTGTTAACATTGGTAAGTTTTGTAAAGCTTTTCTCCGAGTTTCTGGACTGGAAGATTTTTCTTATACGATTGCCTACAAGCAATTGGAAAAAAATACTAAGAAATTTGATAAATGTCAGAACCAAGAAGACTGGGATGAAGCGATGGTTAAAGCTTATAACTTTAACTTAAAAAAACCTAGTAAAAAAATATCCATCAAAAAAGATGGGTTTTAAAAACATGGGGCCTTCGGGCCCCACCGTAAAATGAAAAAAGAAAATTACAAACCCCTACCTTATCAATTAATTATTGCCGATTCCGCGATTAGCGGTCAAGGTGTGTTTACGACACGAAAATTAGTACAAGGAACCTTACTTGGAATTTCTCATTATCGAATTGATGGAGAGTATATTCGAACTCCTTTAGGAGGATTTATTAATCATTCGGAAACCCCTAATTGTCATCGCTCTCAAGCGCGTATTCGCGAAGGTTTTGATAAATGGTATATTACCGTCGTCAAAGATATTAACAAAGGGGAAGAACTTACATTAAAATATATTTTATATGACCCAAAATAAAAAACCGAAATGGGACGGTCGATCTCGTGTTTCTACCGACATTTACCGAAAACGTTTCAACGAAATTTTTAAAAAAGAAGAAAAAGAAGAAAACAAAGAAAGGAAAGATTTAAATGAATCGCTTAGAGAAACTCCAAAGTAATCATAAGTATAAAGAAAGCCGCCGACGAGCTCGCTTGGCCTGGTCGAGAACGGAACATGGTAAAGCCTGGTCCAGAAATTATATGAAAGAATATAGAAAACTTCCTCACGTCAAAGCCGCCGCACGAGAATATTATATTAAAAAAATTATAAAAGAAAGTATTGATGCCGGAAGAGAGGACCATGCATAAAAAATTTTATAAAATTATATATGATTGTATTGTCAGTGGTCAAGTGTCTGCTGATCGTATTGCGAAGTACTTTCAAGATAAAGGTTTTTATAAGTATTGGAAAAAAAGAAATGAAAAAAAGTCATAAATACAGCTACATCACCGGGAAACAAATTACCGATGGAGAGACCGGAACCCGGTTCTATGACTTCCAGGGAATTAAATTGCCTAGCGTCACAACTATCCTTGCAAAGACCAAGAATCAGGAGTATCTAACGGCGTGGAAAAATAAGGTAGGACATGAAAAAGCAGAATCCATCAAGAATTTATCTTCTCAGCGGGGGACAAGCATGCACAAGTTCCTGGAGTCTCATATCACGGACGTTGGCTACGATGATCTTACGCCAATCGGATGCGAGGCGAAGTCCATGGCCGAAAAAATTATTGAAGTGGGTCTTACGCCTGTTTCAGAAATCTATGGTTCGGAAGTCATGCTACATTACCCTGGGTTATATGCTGGCTCTACTGACCTGGTATGCTTGCACAATGATTTAGAGACCATCGTTGATTTTAAGCAAGCCAATCGACCTAAGAGAGAAGAATGGATTGAGGATTATTATATGCAAATTGCCGCCTACGCCATGGCCCACGATGCCTACTACGGGAGCACGATCAGGCAGGGGGTCATTATGATTTGTACGCCGGATCTATATTATCAAGAATTTAGGATCACGGACCAGGGCTTACGGAGCTGGAAACATAAGTTTCTTAAGAGGTTGGACCAATACAATGAACTAATTCATAGCGAGAAAGAACAAGCACAGGTTGATACGACGGCATTACTGGAAGAATTTTCAAAGGATAAAGTGTCCTAAATGTGTTTGAAATGTGTTCAAACTAAGGCATACGACAGAATCTGTATATGCAGCTAAAAAAAAATAAATTTTCAAATAAAAACTACTCTAGAAAAAGTGTCTTTTTGTACAAATGGCTTAGAAGTGTTGGTATACAACAATAATGTCTGCCATTTGGTGTAAATAAAAAGTGTCATGTGACAGATTATAATGTCACTTTTGAACTAAGTGCGACATATGTGTACAATAGCTCTATCTAGCCCCAAAAGTTTTCAAGCTTTTGGTTTTTTCATTTTTTTTTACATACCTATAGAGATTTTTAAGTTATAAAGATAAAATGCCCAAGAAGAGAAAATTAAATGTTGTGAGTAGTCCGTCCGAGATTCCCTTTCAAAAGTATAGAGTTGAATGGATTGATTGTATTAGTGACTCTGGTTGGGCTGATGAGAAAGAATTCAATAAGATGAAGCTGGCTACCCCAGTCAATGAAGGTTGGTTATATTCTAAAGATAAGAATGCTATTAAACTATTTGCTTCCTATGATAAGGAAGATGATGGTAGCTTTACTTTTGGAGATCGGACGATGATTCCTTTGCCTTGGGTGAAGAAGATGACGAAGATTTAGATGGCTTATTCTCAATTACCCCTTCAACAATCTTTGGAGATAGAAGAGGTTCGTAGTCGTGTAAAATTTGTTTCATTTTGGCTTCTAGTTGTTCCACTGTTAATTCTTCTAATTTCCCATGTTTTATTATTTTTCTGTCTATGTATAATCCTGCTGCCTTGCCTCGAGATACTTCAGCGTTTACAGCAGAAGAAAAACTTCCCTTCTTGAGAGCAGCCTGTTTAATTCTGTCTAGCTCGGCAACATGCTTTTCATAACTTACTTCAAATTTTTTTCGTCTCTCTTCTTTGAGTTCTCCCATAAATTTTGCCACTAACGGGGAAAGTCTTGGATTCATCAACTCACAGCCTTCTTGTTTTGCTCTCTTAGGACTATAGCCAGCAAGCTTCGCTGCCTCCATTTGAGTCATCATACCTTCGGGTCCACCAAATACCATGTATTCAGCAAATCTTTTTTGCATTTCTGTTAATCTTTTTGGAACTCCCATACTTGACAATTTAAGGTAACTATCCTATAAAGTCAATATGAAAGATGACCGAGGAGATTTAGATTTAACACTTCTGATTGAAAACCATCAGAAAGAACTTTGGGATTTTAAACAAAAAGAATCTCAGTGGATAATGGATAAAAATCAGCTAGAGGGTAATCAAAAAATTATTAATGAACTTTCTGCAAAACTACTAGACGTTACGAAAGCAAATTTTTCTTTGAAATCGAAGTTGGTTGAAGCTGAAGAAGCCTTAGCTAATGCGTTAGCTAGTGATGAGCGTCAGAAGGAAGCAGATGAGAAGATGATGTTCAAGCTAGAAAGAATACGAGAGTTAGAAAATATTAATGATGATCATAGACAATTAAATGGACACTTACAGAGTCGCTTGACAGAGGTGGAGCAGGAGGTTATAGAGCTTCATGCTGACAATAAAAAGTTAGCACGGCAAATACAAGATTTAGAAAACAACCGTAAATATTCTGAAAGTTAAAATTTAATGCGAGTACAAGACCTCCAACAATTTTTATCCAGTTTCACACAAGGATCCGATGCAGTGAAAAATGCTGTAATACTTTGTGAAGTTAATGGTACGTTGTATGATGTTAGGAGAATGGAAGTGCATGAGAATGAAGCGCCCATCCCAGGTTTCACAGGTCATACCGCACATCGATTAGTTTTAAAAACTCAAAAACCATCTAGTATTATACTGCCAGATAAGTTACAAAAAGACTACTAATGCACGAGGTAGTTACCTCGATAAAGACATGGGTCCAGAGGCAAAATTATATCAGAAACTTCGTAAAAAATCATCCAGGATTTTATGGACAAGGCTGGAAAACCTTAGCTTACTTGGGTGCCCTGATCTATTGGGTTATAATGCTAATTCCACTTTTTTTACTGTCGAGTTAAAAGTTACTCGAGGGAATAAACTTAAATTTTCTCCGCATCAAATTGCGTTCCATAAGACACATCCAATAAATACTTTTATCATAGCCGAGGCCCTCGGTCCGAGGTCCTCGAAACTTGTTCAGATGTACCGTGGTTCACGGATCACAGAGCTTGTCGCTTGCGGCTTGAAGCTTGATGCTTGCTGCTTGGGGCTTGACGCTTGTTGCTTGGAGCTCGCGAAGCTTGGCGCTTGATGCTTGGCGCTTGAAGCTTGTAGCCATTATCCAGGCACCATTGATCGTGGAATTTTTTTATAAGTTCTGATTCAGTGCTTCGGGTATGTGACATTGTCTACCTTCCTGTCCCAGCATGCTCTACAGTCCCGGCATTGGTTGCCCTGGTCCGCGGCAGGACATGTCTTCGTCGAGCTGGAGACGGTCGATGTCCACGGCCAGAATTTTACTGGAGGTTGATCAATCATATGCGAGCTCATTCTAATAATTAAATTTGACGGAACTATGTCCGGATCCATTAGGTTCAAAAATTTTGCTTCTCTTGTTGGCATCCAGTGACTGGTGTCAGGCGTTAACCTGCAAACCTCGAATATATTCTCCAGATGGGCCATCGACTGTATGTCCCCGGCATCATGCCATCTAAAATATTTATGCTTTCGAATCAGT